TTAATACAGCTTTGCACCCGCGGGGATGTGCGGGTCGAGCATCAGAAGATGGAGTTTTTCGACGCCTTCCTCGTGGTGGACGGCGGAAATGAGCATGCCCTCAGAGGCAATGCCCATCATGGGTCTTGGCGGCAGATTCGTGATGGCGACGCACGTTTTTCCGACCAATTCTTCCGGCTCGTAGTAATCGTGAATGCCGGAAAGGATAACTCTATCTGCTCCAGAACCGTCATCCAGCACGAATTTCAGGAGTTTTTTGGACTTTTTAACCGCTTCACAGGATTTGACCTTCACGGCGCGGAAGTCGGACTTGGAGAACGTCTCGAAGTCCACGAAGTCCTTGAACAGCGGCTCGATCTCCACATTGGAAAAATCAATCGGCTCGTCCTTAATCTCGATCTCGACCGTACCCTTAGCTCCGCCGATGATACCAACTTCCTCTGGCTTTTTTGTCTTGGGAGCGTCGAGTGGCTTCATTGTCGGGAATATTATCCCGGTATCATCATAACTTCTCATAAGTTCTTATAACCCTTGTGCCACAACGTTTTGAGGACTTTTACAATAACGTAAGTTCTCATAAATTCTTATAACTCTTCGGTCAATTGGTGTCAAAACTGGTGTCAAACCCGGCTTAGGACACTCTGATTTTTCCTTCAAGATTTGCGAAGCTGGACATCTTCTTTTCCTTGGTCGCTTCGTTGTAGACATCCATCGTTGTCTCGATGTTTCGGTGACCCATAATTTCTTGGATTACCTTTAGGTTTGTTTCGTTCTCGCAAAGGCGAGTACAGAATGTGTGTCTGAGATTGTGTGCGCTGAAGTGTGGAAGTAAAACTGGTTCTCGGTGTTCTTGTTCTGCACGCTTTGTTTCCTCGGCATTGCAGTCACGAATAATTCTCTCAAGCGCTCTATTGATGACGTGTGGATTTAGCATCTCTCCGAACCGGTTCTTAAAAATGAAGTTCGTGTATCCATCAACCTCGCACTCGTTGAAGCCTTCCTCCATATGTTTCAATCGAATCTGGAGTAAAGCTGCTCGCACGTCAGAAAACATTGGAATGATTCGCGTGCCAGCCCGTGTCTTCGGAGTAGTGATGTGGAGCTCCATCTTCCCGCTTTCTTGTTGACGATATATCAAATTATGGTTAATGTCAATAATATTCTGCGTGAAGTCGCAATCTTCCCATCTCAATCCGAGGATTTCTCCTATGCGTGCGCCTGTCCCAAGCATGACCGTAAACAGCGGCATCCAGTGTTTGTACGTTTTCGAACTGGAAACAAAATCGAGGAACCTATTTTGCTGTGTCTCTGTCAACGCATGACGCTTTGGTTTCTCCCAGTTATGGCTCTTCTTGATTTCTGCAATCACACCGTCGGTAGGATTTGTTCTTATGAACCCATCCCTCACTGCTACATTAAAGACCGGATGAAGAATCGTATGAATTATCTCCATACTGTTCGGCTTAAATCCAATATCTTTAATGAGGTGGATGTAGAACCGCTTGATATCGCTATACTTGATGTCGGCAATGTTCTTCGCGCCTATTTCGTCCTGTACATACTTCCTGTACATATACTTATAGTTGGTTCTTGTAGATGCTTTAAGCTCGTACTTAGTTTCAATGTAGGCGTCATAAAAGCTGTTCAGCGTCATCCTGTACGCCGTATGGGAGCTGATGCCGTCATCAATATCCCTTTGGATTCGTTTTATCTGAGTCCTTAATGGTTCTGTGCTACGCTTACCATCAGGCGCTTTATCTGACTCTACAAGCTTCCAGCTATAAATCGCTCGGCGTACTCCACCAGAATCAGTATAGCGGTACATATACTTCCCGTCGCTTCTCTGCACCTCACCCTCTCTCAGAACTCTGCCTTTGTTGTCTTTTCTTTTTTCAGGCATGGCTACTCCTTTTGTCTGAAAATGAATATCAACATGGCACTCTCAATATACCATAGTCTGGATTCACTTTCAAGTTAGATGTCATATAAGGTTGAGTTGGTCAACAAATCGCTCGAATTTTGTACGTTTAATCTGTGGGCGTGTGCCATTCCAAAGAACAAAATCAGCGTCTTTGTTTTCGCTGACAATCTTACGCAGCTTAGTTTCTCCGATGCGGAAGTATTGTGATGCCTCCTGAATTGTCAGTGTGTACCTTTCCCAAAATGGGATTTGCAGGGTGTTAATAATCTCGCCTCCTCGTGCGCTGCGCGTATGTAAAAAAAGAAAGGGCTGGCAGTGAAGCCAGCCCCATGTCTACCTCTTGAGTAATAAGGAACCTAATCAACGATACTGATTACTATGTAAGCAATGACTACGATAATAACCGGAATCCAGACAGGCGCAAGTACCCACCACCAGCTCCAGTCAATCACGCCAATCAGCTTCAGAACGATAAAAACTACGGCGAGTACATCGCACAATCCAAGACCTTTTGAAGATGAGTCTTTCATGTATGGTTCCTCTTACGCCTTGCTGTCCGTGGAGCCCATACCGCCGTTTCTGACGCCGGTTGCATCATCGGAATATGTAACCCCATACGGAATGAAGATTGCCTGCATAAAGCCGTTACCGGCTTCAACGTGCACAATCTTTTGACTCTTGCTGTCGTTTGTAATGTCAGCAGTCTTGTCCATATTGTCTCCGAAGATATTCAATGCTGCTGTTAAGAACTCCAATGGGTAATAGTAGCGCAAATATCCGCAGATATAACCGATGGACGAATAAGCGTCTGAGTGGTTCCACGAGAAGCCATACGCTGACGCATCCAGAATGATTTGCAGGAACGGCTTGATAACCTCTTCGCAACGCTCTGCACTCATCTTGTACGCCTTTGAGCAATAAGCCACAAAGCGTTCTTCAATCTCCGGCAAGAGCTTTTCTGTTCCTTTTTTCTTGGCAATCGCTCGGCGGACGTTGTCTGATTCCGCGCTTGAGTAGCCGCAGAACTTAACCAAGAACTGCATAATGGTTTCCTGCATTGCGATTCGTCCTGCCTCTGGAGCAAGGAACTCATTCAGTGCGTCAAAACCGTTATCGTAAAACTCGCCTTTGGCTACACTATCACGGAAGCTGGCACACGCAGGTCGGAGCAAGCTGTTACCAAATGACATCCACTTTAGCATTGAGAAATTTGGAATCTTTGACCGAGCAATATCGAGCGTGGCATCAGACATGAACTGCTTTAGATAATGCTGTGCGCTGTCAGACTCCCATTGGAAGATAAGCGTCGTATCGTCTCGGATACTTCTCCACACATTCATATCCTCCATATCAGTGTTGTCTGGCGTCAGACGCTCAATCCCAAGCATTTTACAGGTATCGTTGATGACACCGATATTATCCAAGCCAAGGATGTCAAGCTTGACATACATCAAGTCGTCCAGCTCTTTCATGTTAATCATGGATACCGGATACTCGGATGTGGAGATACTGCACAGACCAACCGTTTGGTCAATAGGTAGGTCACTGATAAGGACTCCACTCGGGTGTGTACCGATGGAGACGATTGTTCCATTAACGATATCTACATACTTGAAGACATCTGGATACTTCTTTCGGATAACAGACACATCGGCACCCTTATAGTTCGCAACAGCGTGGGCAATATGCTCGTACACAGTGTATTGATGATAGCTTTACACCATGCTCTATTGATGAGGCGATTGGCGTGGCGTTCGACAGCGTGCCATACAATCTGGTTGGTCACGAAGATATTGAGGGCGCTGATACTGTGGTTGTTTCCAAGTGCGATGGCGGCGCGATGGTCGCTCATCAACGTGACCTTGTTGACGAATTGATTCTTTCTGCGCTGGAGGTGTAATCAATGAAAGAAAAACTGAAAGCTATGTACCAGTCTGGCGCTATTGATACGAACGGCCTTCTGAAGGCTGTTGAGCGAGGCTGGGTTACGATGGAAGATGTAATTGAAATTGTCGGCGAAGACAATTCTCTTGCTGTTATCAAGGCGGCGAAGATTGCAGAAATCTCAAAAAGCTGTAACGCTATCATCGTCGCTGGCATCGATTTGGAGCTGACTCAGGGTGTAGTCCATTTCAATCTCAGTATCGAAGACCAAGCGAATATTGCAAACCTGTTCCGTGTCGTTGAACTTGGTGGCACAGAATTCCCATATCAGTCAGATGGTGGTGTCTGCCGTATTTATACCGCCGCTGAGATTGCTCAAATTTATATCGCAGCGCAAACCCTCATTACCACACAGACAACTTATCACAACGCTCTAAAGGCGTATGTACAGTCTCTGGAAGGTTCTGAGGAAATCTCTGCTGTCACATATGGTATGACTCTGCCGGAACCATATTTGTCTGAGATGAATGCAAAGCTTGCTGTTGCGCAGGCTCAGATGAATGCTATTACGGCGAAGTTGGGCAACTAATATGAAACGGCTAAAGGTATGTCTCAAGCTGCTTGTACTTGCTGTTATCGGTGGTGCAATCTATGTCGGTATTGAGATGCTTTGGCGTGGGCATAGCCACCCATCCATGTTTATCCTTGGCGGGCTGTGCTTTGTTTCTATTGGTCTAATCAATGAACTGTTCCCATGGGATTTGGGAATTGTGTGGCAAGCCTTGCTCGGCGGCACATTGGTAACTTGCCTTGAGTTTATAACCGGTGTCATCGTGAATATATGGCTGAAGCTGGGAGTCTGGGATTATTCTGGACTCCCACTTAACATTTTGGGGCAAGTCTGCCTACCGTTCTATTTTGCGTGGGTTGGCTTGTCCGTTGTGGCAATCGTGTTTGACGATTATCTTCGCTATTGGTTTTTTGGTGAGGAGAAACCGCATTACAAGATTGTCTGATTATAAAACAATGCTTTTATCAAGGAGGTGGTTCGCATGAACGCCGACGAAAAAATCTGGCGCTATTTGAAATCTGCTGGTCTGAATGATTTCGGCGTCGCGGGTTTGATGGGGAATCTTTTTGCAGAGAGCGGACTGAATCCCAAGAACCTCCAAAATACATACGAGAAGAAACTTGGCATGACTGATGAAGAATATACTGCCGCCGTCGATAGCGGCAGTTATTCCAACTTGGTGAAAGACAGTGCCGGTTACGGATTAGCTCAGTGGACGTACTGGTCACGCAAGGACGCTCTCCTTGCCTCCTGTAAAGCCGCAGGAGCGTCCGTAGGGGACATGGATGCCCAGCTCAACTTCCTGCTTAAAGAGCTGTCTGTGGGCTATTCTGGGCTGCTGAGCACCCTCAAGAGTGCACCGTCTGTCCGTGAGGCATCCAATGCTGTTCTTCTCCAATTTGAACGTCCTGCCAATCAGGGACAGAGCGTCCAAGAAAAACGAGCCAGCTACGGACAAGCTTATTATGACAAGTTCGCTGGCAAAATCCAAATCAATACACCAGAACAGGAAGGAGGATGCAAGTTGAAAATTGTAGACAACCTGACAACGGTTAACTTCCGTTCAGGCAACATGACTCCGAAGTACATCGTCATTCATTATTTCGGTGCGCTCGGAACTGCAAAGAGTGTCTCTGAATATTTCAAGACACCGGGTATTCAAGCGTCTGCCCATTATGCGCTTGACGAGGGCGATACCATCTATCGCTGTGTCCGCGATAAGGACATCGCATGGCACTGTGGTGCGAACAAGTACAAGCACCCTGAGTGCCGCAACTCTAACTCCATCGGGATTGAAGCACGCCCTTCCAAAATCAATCGCAAGAGGGTTATGGCTTCTGATACTGATTGGTATTTCGAACCAAAAGTTGTGGACAACCTCGTATGGTTGACAAAGAAGCTGATGGCTCAGTACAACATTCCTGCAGACCACGTTATCCGTCATTATGATGTAACCGGAAAACTCTGTCCGAGACCGTGGTGTTGCGCCGACATGAATGTCTATTACAAGACGAGTGGCGACGCACAGTGGGAAGAGTTCAAAAAGAGAATCAGCGACGGCAAAGAGGAGGATGAAGATATGACTCTGGACACATTCAAGGAGCTGATGAAGGAGTACCGTGCAGAGCTGCAGGACAATGACTGCGGCACTTGGAGCAAGGAAGCTCGTGAGTGGGCTATCTCCAACGGTCTCATCAATGGCACTGGCACTGAGGTGAATGGTGAACCCAACTATGCTTGGGCTGACCAGCTTACCCGTGAACAGGCTGCTGCTTTGTTCTATCGTTTTGCAAAACTGATGGGTAAAGCGTGATGGCTACATATAGCGGCAGCAGACAGCAAGCAAGGCGAAGGAGAAAACGCACAAGCAAGCAGGACGCTTTTTCAAAAAAGCTGATTGACGATATCCGCTCCCTTCTGTGGATTGTTACAGTCGGTGGGTTACTTTTAGCGTTCTATTGTGTAAAGCGGAACTATACCGGAGCGCTGCCGTGGATTGGGGCAATGGTTGGATTGCCGTGGTCGGCACATGGCGTGGTATGCGCATTTTATTTGAACCTGTGTAAATCTGACCATTCTGCTGGTGGTATCACATTCGAAAGCGCAAAGGCAAAAGGCTTCGTCGAAGACCCAAGCTGGGAGAGTCCAGCAATCTAAGGTGAAGGGCGGCACCTGAAATCCGCCCCACTACCTTTTAGAGAGGAGTTTGCATATGGAATTTATTGTGGAGAATTGGTATGTAATTGTTACTGGCATTGTGTTTATCGTTGGCGGCGTTATGGCTGTCCTGCGTTGGCGCAACCTGTCCACCGACAAGAAGTACGAGCAGATTCGTGGATGGCTTCTGCAGGCTGTTCTTGGCGCTGAGCGCGAGTTCGGTTCCGGTACGGGCAAGCTGAAGCTGTCATCTGTTTACGACAAGTTCTGCGAGCGTTTCCCTTGGTTGGCAAAGGTCTTGCCATTTGAAACCTTTAGCAAATACGTTGATGACGCCCTTAGCGAAATGAAAGACGTGTTGAAACAGAACTCTGCTATTGCCTCCATAGTGGAGCCGAAGGAAGGGGAAAAATAATCATCCGAGGAGGTTTCTCTTATGACCGAGCAAGAGACCGTACTGTTAATTGAGACTGAGCAGCGATGCAAGTCCAATACGCACAGAATTGACAACTTAGAAGGTGAGCTGAAGGAAATCCAGAGTGAGCAGAAGGCTATCTATAAAATCGCTACTTCCGTTGAGCTCATTGCACAGCGTGTCAGTAATATCGAGGGCAAGGTGGATGACACCAACCGTAAGGTAGATGCGCAAGCAAAAGCGTGGCAGGAGACCGAACGTAAATTGTCTGAGAAGGTTAATGAAACCGAGAACAAACCGTATAAGCAAATCGCCAACAATGTCAATACTGTCAAGGTTGCAATCATTACTTGCATCTCTACCTTGCTTGTATCTGGCATCATTGGCGCAATCATCGCATTTGGAAAATAATATCTAAGAATATTTTGTGGGTGTAAATATTCTATGAGTAGGCTGCAGCAGGTCTGTCAGCCGTAGCGTTGAAGCAAGTGATGGGGTCAGCGTCCGTACACTTGCAGAGCTTGACTAAGGGTTATGCGGTTCCCACAGGCTGACGTAGGAGAAATCCGAAAGAAAACGCTAACAGAAAATTCATTTGACAAATACCGTTGAAGTAGTCTATAATAATAACACAAGGAGCGCCTGCTGCTAACAAGCGCCCCCTGCGGTGGAAACCCAGACGGTTGCCACAAACATACATTCTTACTGGGAAGAGGGTTTAACCCTCAAACGACAGTGAGCCGCTCTGCTTGCGACAGACGGCTCACTTCTTTCTGTTACGGAACTTGTCCCATGCTTGGATAAGAATCCAGCAGATAGACGCAATCCAAAAAACTTCTTGAAGAGTTATGTATGGTCACCTCCTGAGAAAAATTTCCCGCGAGGGCTACATACACGCCTCCATTCCGCACTCGCGGGATGACAGGCAACCGTCTTTTTAACCGTACACCGTCTACAAAGATTGGCAAAAACTCAACTGTGGGCGGTGGGTTCCACAGGAGACATTATAAAGAATTCCGATGGAAATGTCAAATAGACAAGATAAATGAGAGCTGCTATTGAAGTATGCTCTCATTTTTTTTGCGCGTTGTCACGAATACTATATATTTTTCTGGACAGATTTTGCTAAAAAGAAAAGGGCAGGAATGGGATTTTGATTTCCCAAACCTGCCCTTATTTTTTACGCTGATATATGTATGATGGCTAAAGAAAGCACCCCGTCAAAGACGGGGCACTCCTTAGTAGCCATGTTGAATTCAAAGTGAATTGGTGTAAAAGTGGTGTCAAACCAGAGGTTGCATCACCTGTAACCGTTGCGCTGCAACGGTTTTTCAGCCCAAGGGCTTCATCGTCGGGATTAAAACGGAGCTATCTTATACCATTAAAATGTTCTGCATATTGTGCAATATTGCACTGTTTCGAAAACTTTCAAACCAAATTTGCAGCGTATGATTTCGTATAAATGCAGGCGTTTCAACGGTTTTGTGTCAAAAGTGTGTCAACTGCCTGCCGCAGTCTAAAATTTACTGCTGCAAATCTCCGAACTTCTCTGGGAGTAATCGGATATCCGCGCATGTCAAATCCAAATTGAATCCACCTAATAATCATTCAAATCCACACTCAGGAGGTATCTATGAGCAAAGCAAATGACCTGACCGGGCGAACCTTTGGCTTGCTGAAAGTGCTAAGACGCGTAGAGGATGTGAAACCCGGTCGCCCGATGTGGCTGTGCGAATGCCGCTGCGGGAAAAGTGTCGTGAAATCCTCCACCAGTCTTACGAAGCAGAACGGTGTCAAGTCCTGCGGTTGTCTGCGGCATCAAAAATCACCCGAACTGATTGATCTGACCGATATGACCTTTGGAGATCTTCGGGTTCTTTATCAGGATTGTTCTGCACAAAGCGGCAAAGCTCGTTGGGTATGCCAATGCGGCTGCGGGAACGTTGTTTCTGTTCTCTCCGAAAGTCTGCGCCGCTCCAAAACGACATCCTGCGGCTGCAAATGCCAAGTCTTGAAATACGATCTGGCTGGTCGAGAATTTGGCTATCTCAAAGTGATTGACCGCGCGTCCAAGGGCAATCGAAAATCAAACGAAGTATACTGGCGATGCCTTTGCCGAAACTGCGGCAGGATCGTCCATATCAGCAGCTATCAGCTGCGCCATTCCAACCCATACGGACACTGTAACTGTACGCGCTTTCTCGCTGCTGCAGAAAGCGCCACAACAAGAAAGGATGAACACCATGACTGAATACAAACTTGAAATCAAGCAAATCGTAGACTACCCAAAATGCCGCATATACCGACAATTCATACAGAGTCTGATCGCAGACCGGAGGATCCGTACAAACGGGTGCTCCGGTCTTTTTCATTATGCGCTGCTCTGCTGTTACGCGAACTTCCGCACGTCCTATCAGCGCTACGGCGGCATCAGTTACATCGTGCATCCCGGTCAATGGATCTGCCCGCTGCGGGAACTGCGGACGTGGTTCCGCGCGAGAACGAACCGTCAGCTTTTGCGGCAGCTTGAATTGCTCCAGCGGCACCATTTCATCGAGTACGACCTGATCGGTCGTGGACAGCTTGTGCAGTACCGCATTCTCGACTGGCCGCGCTATAACACTGTACTGGATTATAGCTGCCCGTGCCAGAAAGATTCTGGATTCTTCTTCCTGCCCATGAGCGCGGCATCACGGCTGCTCAGTCTTGGCAAATGCTCCGAGATGGACGCGCTGCTCGATCTCTGGCTGAACGCGATCTACAATGACCATCAAATTGCTGGTTCTGAGGCGGGGCCTGTGGTTTATCTGCGGAACGGCACCGGCAGCCCGCTCGTTTCCTATGCCGAACTTGGCAAGCGCTGGGGCGTGTCCAAGGCGACGGCTGGGCGTATCCTCAGCAAATTCGCACGGCTGGAATACATCAAGACATTTTCATTCCCCGGCCGCAGCGGAACGGCGATCTATCTTCAAAACTATCTGTCCACCATGTTCCAGATCTCCGACGTTATGGTGGATAAAGAGGAGGTTGCGATGGCGCTGAACCTCTGCATCCGCGTACAGGATTGTGCGCAAGATATGGCGCAGCCGGACTGCGCATCAGATTGCTCGATCAGCGTTTCAAAATCGCACACGGAGATTCTGCTCGCCGAAGTCCTAAATCTCTTGAAAACACAGGGTGTTTGCTGCACGACCTGCCCCCGGTTTCAACATAGGTTATATCCCTTATCCGATTGCGTCGGAGTCTTATGGGAGCACGATACGGAGGAACTTCGGCTGGGGCTGATGCTCTCCTGCGGCAGCACCCAGACGCGGTATTTTGAACTCACGATCCGGCAGAAAGGAGCGAACGACAATGGCGAAGAATAAGCTGCCCGCAGCAGATGTGACCGAAGATCCGCACTATCACGATACATGGACGCTGCTGCGAAAATACCGCGATGTCGTCTGGAGTCTGGAGGTTTCCGTGCGGCAGGTTCGGAACCGGTTCCGGATCGACTACGGCAAGACGATTGAGGATTTCCTGGAATCCGTCTATCTGGCCGGCGCGGATCTCTCCGGTACAGAGCTGGAGCATCAGGCAAAGTGCATCGAGCAGAGCCATAAAATGCTCTGTCTTGTGGACAGCGCCGTGGATCTCATGCGCGCCAAGCATAAGAACGGCGAAGAATTTTACTGGCTGCTCTACTACGCCTATCTCTCCCCGCAGGAGCTTCAGAACGTCGAGGAGATCATCGACCAGCTTCGCCCGCACATCCGCGACATCAGCACCCGGACGTATTACCGGAAGCGCAAAGAAGCCGTTGAGGTGCTCAGTTCGGTGCTGTGGGGATATACGGCGCAGGATAGCGCGGGGATCGTGAGGGAGTTTTTGCAGTAAGGTGCTTTTCCAGTTGGCGTAGGTACGCGGCCTACAACAACCTGTATCTGGATAAATACTATAGCGAGAGAAAGCACCTTTTTATGGAGTGAATGGATTTTAATATGTACAAGAAATAACAGAACAGCAGGCTCATTGTTTGACACGCCGTAAATATTTTCCAGGAAGCAAGTGTATGAGAGCGATTCCCGTCAACTTAGGCATTGAGAATTCGAACTGCGAAAGTATGCAATACTTTCAGGATTGACGCTTACTGAGAATTATCCTGTGTTTTCTCTCGGTTTTTTGCAGTACTTTTTTAGACTGGAGCGATTAAATTTGAATCCAAACCGGGGGAATGCCAATATCTCGACATTCCCCTCAGTTTCTTATGTGTGATAGTGAATTATAGATTTTTCAATTGAAAATTTAGGAATTTGGTTATTGCCTGTAAGTTTTAGCGCTCGCTTCCACATAAGGGTCAATTGGTATTGGAAAAATGTAGTCCAATGAGCGGTTTTTGCAACGTTGGGACCTAGGATAATCCGATCAATGCATATCTGAAAATACGGATTTACACAAAGCATATCAGGTTCACTAGGAATCAATCGGATGCCATTTGGCGAATCTTGTGGTCGGGTTACCACTAAGCGGTACTCTGCTTCATCTGCATAGTCATCATGCTTGAACAGGAAAATCACTTCTCTTACGGCTGATTGCACAAAGCTGCGAATCCAATCAATTTCTTTTTTTGGAATACCATTTAAATCCTCATTTACGTCACGTAACAGTTTGATGAGCATATTGTAGCAGCCAACCACATAAGGAGATAAGTCAGGGTTCTTATTTTCTCGAATATTACCATCTCGACTTATGTATACGACCCGATATAAAGCGTAGTTGTCCTCGTCATCTAAAAACTTATCCTTAATAGAATCTTCAGAATCATTTACTTTATCAAAGAAGTCTGTATTGAATTGAATGCAGCAACCATTGCTATCCTTACTATCTGAGTTTCTATCGCTGGCATAGCGATTCCACATAAGCAAATCATCCATCTTATCAGTAAAAGATTTTAGAAATACATAGTATTGCTTGAAAATATCGTCTCTGAATTTTTCTGCATTTCCTCTATAGAAAAGAATATTAGCATGCGGATTTGTTCCGCCAACATAATCCGCCAATGCCATTCCTTCGCATGGATCGTTCATGTAGTGTGCATGCATCATAGTAAGACAGTTAACCCCATCTCTATATTGGGATTCCTTGTCTTTTCCTACCAGCGAAGGGGCTACCCCTTTTCTTTCTCTATGCAAAACATCAAATAGATGGGCGGCGGTACTCAACGTTGTATAGTAAGCGATGGGTTTTACACCCAAACGACGTTGAAGAATACCATTATCTTTTTCGTCGATCCGTGTATAATAGTTGGTACTGCTGTATTCTCGACGTTTTAGAAGATTCATTATTGTTTGACTCGCTTTTTCAATCATGAGCAGCTTTATTTCAATTTTAGAAATCTCATCTTTATCAGGTAGGCTCTTGCAAAGTTCTATGAATTGCTGCCATCGGTTTTGCTTCTCTGATGAATCTACAAGTGGGTTGTTGGCTGCTTTTGCGAGACTCGATTGATAGTTTCTAAGTTCTTCCATCAAATTGTTGAATAGTGGAGCACTACTCGAATCCTTAGCCCACGCTTCTATTGAACCATTGTTTTCGTTGACCCAGCGGTACAAATCTGCCTGTAATTGATCCATCATTGTTATGATAATGCATTTTTGGAGGGATATTTTATCTTCAGATTCCTTGGCAGAATTATGGGATTTTTTGTATTGTTTTAATATTTCATCAAAAGACGAATCTATTACGCTTATATCTGACAACAGTGTAGCATATGTACAATGATAGGCAGATGATTCATGCAAGCTGATCGCTTTTTGAATATACTCAATAGCAATACTGTAAAAAGCAGATCCTCGCGTTTCTCCCCGTTCATATGTATCTGCAATAGTTCCGCACACGTATGCATAGTTCGCATACATTAATGATGTTGGTTCAGTTCCTTCCTTTCGTCTCCAGTCTTCATCTTCCTGCCCAAACTCGTATTCTGTCGGTAGCAGTGGGATTATCTCTCCGATTATTTTCTGATGTATCCAAGAATAGTAGACATCATATGCCAATTGTTTGCAACCCCGAGATTCTATTGCACAAAGGCCCAATACATTAAATGCTTCTTGGCGTTCTTCGGGGTTAGATATTGCGAGTCCCTTTTTCGCGTAAAAAAGGCCTTCCGAGGGAGCAGATCCTTTTCTATAACAGAAATTACTGGCAACATAAAAACATATATATGTATGTGCTTCTGTCCATATAAGATCCTGATTTTGTCGTATACCGCAATCACTAATTGACAAGACAACGAAAAGCACATCCCTGTAAAAACGCATCAATTCGAGATCATCAGCAGTAAAACGTGCATTTTCAGCAAAGCGACGAATCTCTTTTCGAATTACCAGCTTTGCTTTTTTTACATTTTCCTTTACAATATCTGTGCTTTGTAAGAAAATTGCTTCTAAAATATTGAGTAGCAAAACTCCTATATACCTCATAGACGTGTTTGGGAATCTAAGCGTGTGCCAATAGAACCGGTTATTTCCCAGAAAATGCGAGAGATTGTCCTCCCTATTATAAGCAATTTCGCTGAGCAAAGTTTCTAAATATATCCGACAGAATCTTATGGAGAAATTCTGCTTTGGTGCTAGCCCAATAATCCACGGCATAGGTAAATCTCTATCATTTTGTTGCTCACTGGATTGCATCTTGCTTTTCTTAGCATCGGGCTTTGGGAGCAGATCGCAAATATTAAACTGCCGGGAGAAAATATTCTTTATCTTTTCGCCAAATCCTGCATCTTCGTTCTCCTGCGCTTTTTCTGCACGTTCCAATTCAGCAAGTTTCTTTCTTATTTCCACAATCATTTCATCAATGCTTTGCGAATCCTGCGCAGGAGTTGGTTGCTGCGGCTCATCAAGCATCTGCATCAATTCCTTGAGTTCATACGTTGTTGCTTTAGCCCCATCAGCCTCTTCAGCGTCACATCCAGATCGCGCTCGCTGCTCTTCCATATCATACTCTTTCTTAAGATCGTCTCTGTCATAAACTTCTAGCCGTTTTAGGGAATTTTTAAATGCGGACAACACCGGTATCTTCCACCTCTCTTATCTATTTTGTGTGCAAATATTGATTAATCCTTTGCTTTAACGACCAGTGACCGTTGATTTCCGGCAAAATTCTTCAGATCTTTTGCGGCTTTTGACAGGTAAACCAGCTTCCAATTCATTCGATGTCTACCTCATCAACTGCATCCAAATCATCTTGCGTGATACCGAGTTCTGCGTAGAGATGTTCCGCCAGTACAAACATTGCAGGATCCGCCTTCGCCATGCGTTCAACTGCTAGATCCAGCAGTTTAGCATCGTTCACCTCATCAGGCAAGTCCATATATTCTCCTACAATATTGACCATACTGTTCACCTCCACATTACCACTTTATCACCAGCAAGATGAATTATCAAGAAAATCACTGTATAATTCGCTGTGATTGCAAAAGCGTTTGGAGAGTTGCCGGCCCATTCTTCTAAATCAATCGTAAAAAATTAAATAATTTGATTTTTTTGGTTGTATATCATTTCTTTGCGTGGTATACTATAATCAGTTATTACTAGAGGTGATTTT